ATCTAAAAACTTTATAGGATCTTTAGGATTAAATTTAGATACAACATCTTCCATATTAACATATAAAGAATCAGTATCTATAGCAATAACATAATCTTTTCCTAAAGTATCTAATAACTTATTCAATTCATCATTAATAGCTTCTTCAGCCCATCGAATAGATAATTGCCCAGACAGTGTAATAGATTCAGCAACCTGGTTAGCAAAGTATCTAAAATACCTATTACCTAATGCACCATATAAAGAGTTCATAAGAATCTTAATAGCCATCTGTTGATTCTCAAGGATAGTTATCTCATTCTCTAACTTCTTTGTAGGCGCTTCTGTATATCTCTTCTTAGCCTGTATCATCTTAGTTTTTATTTCTACACGCTCATCATAATATTGTGTAATAATTTGTGGTAGACATCCTTGCTTATCTCTACTAAATTTTACACCCGAAGCAGCCATTATATTATCATCTTCTAATACAATAGTTTCATGTAAACATTTCTCTACATTTATCTTATCTACCTTACCCGGTAATACGGTTTCAGGAGACATATTATATTGAACAATAATATTAGGATATAGAGAATTTAGATCAAAAGATACAACCCAATTATGCATACCGGTCTTAGGTTCTTTTACATACGCACCTTCAAACTGAGCTTTAGTCTTAATACGTTTAGGAGGAACAACAATCTTTTGCTTATACAAATTACGATATAATATAGCATCCCATATTTGAACAGTCCCAAACGTATCGGAATAATTAACACCACCACGATAAGCCATAGTCATAGCTAATGTAATAAGACCTAATTTCTCTTCAAACCTATCAACTAATTGTACGTCTTTTATATTATAGTCTACAAACTTCTGGTAATTAGTTTTATATAAAGTATATAAATTACCAGCTTCTTCATAAGATAATTTACGTTCATTTAATACAACATGGGCAATATGATCTAACTTATAAGACTCCTGCTGGCCATAAGTATAAGCAAATTTTCTAAAACAATCTAGGTAATCTAATTGTTGTATACCAGATAGGTTATAGATTAGGTGAGGTTTCTTAAACATAATAATCTCACGTTGGTCTACAATACCCCAAGGAGACATCTTCTTATGTGTATCTCCACCTATCTTATTTTGTATTCTTCTTACAAGATAAGGTATATCAAAGAATCGTGTATTCCAACCTGTAACAACATCTGGACAATGATCAGGATGATTCCATACAGATAAGAAACTTAATAGTAATTCTATCTCATCTTTACATTGTATGTATTGGATTTTATCAATACCTTCTACTTCACACTTATCAGGATCATAATCATATAAACCCCATACACGATATATGTTATCAATATTATTTTTCATAGTAATAGTAGTAACAGGACAAGCAGCATCTTGAACATGAGGAAACCCATCATCCGATGCAACCTCAATATCAATAGTAGTTACATTTACTTTATCTCTTAGAAATTTTATATCACCTGGATACCTATCATTAATAAATTGAATAATATAATTTTCAGAACCATATACGGTCATGTCATGCACATCACTATAAGTATCCAGGTGCTGTCGAGCCTCTCTCATAGTATTAAACGTTTTGGGTAAAACATTTTTACCTTCTAAATTATGCCAACCAGTATGGTCATTACAAGGCATAAAGAGAGTAGGCATAAAAGGAACTTTGAAGGCAACCTTACGGCCTTCTTCAAATCCTCTTAATAGGATATTGTTACCATATCTATCTACAGATGTATAAAATTTCATAATATTATTATAGCATATTTTTTAAATTATGTCACGCTATTTTTTTAACTTTTATGTTTTTTTCGAAGGTGGGGAATGTAAAGGTTTTTTCTTTGTGATGTTCTCTTCTGGGTCTTTTCTTATCTGGAAATCCTATACCCATTAATAATCTAGGACGACTATTAGTTTTTATTATTTCCTGAATTTTATGTCCATTGAAACAAGTACAACAACCTGTTGAATAACCCAATAAACTAGCTGTTAGGTTTAAATAACCAGATGCAATACCTATAGCAAATTCTCGTTGTTGTTGCATAGATCCATGTTCTGCTTCTGTTCTTTTATTTTCAACGGCAACATCACTTCTTATACCTTGTTTGATATAATTAGTAGATTCACAAAATACTACTAATAGATTAGCTAATGTTTGTGAATTAGTTTTAGACGAACCATCGGGTAATATAAAGCCATCTGTGGTGTGATAGATTTTATCTATTGTTTCTCTATCTGTTATCATCCACGGATCATAAAATATATAATTTTGTTTACTTGGGCATGAGGATATAGATGTTTCTATAACCTGTAGATCCTCTTCAGGTATAGATCTACTCAAGTCCCAATTTCGTTGGCAATGCTGGCTTTTGTGCACTGCCTTTTCAATCATAGCACCAAACATTTAATACCTTTTTTAAATGTATTTATAATATAAAAAGGGGCCTTTACAGCCCCTTTTCTTTACAAGCCCATCTTATCATCTAGCTCACGAGCTAAAGAATCGACGGTATAACCTCGATAATCGCTTTGAGCAAATCTTAACATGTCAGCAGCTATTTTTCTATTAGCTGATCTTTGGTTGGCGTTTTGCCAACCTATAAAAATAGAGACTGCAATGCCTCTTAATGTTTTGATAATGCTTTCAAGCAGATTCGTTGAGTAGTTCAGCACTAGAGTTGTCATTGGTCTTTCTCCCAGTTTTCCCAATTGAAATTTTCTGGGGTCGCATCTTTTCCGGTAGGACTACTTCTATAGAGACCGTAAGTATCCCATCCATCATATCTGCACCACTGACTTCTGCGTATTCTGATAGCCTAAACGATTTAAAAAATTTACGACCACTAATACCCTTATGAACATATTGGTCTTGATCTCGTCGTTGTTCACGCTCACCTTTAATAGATAACACGTGATCTTTGAGTTCAATTTCAATATCGTCTTTAGAGAAACCAGCTATAGCTAATTCAATATCGTATTTCATATCATCAGATTTAATGACATTATGAGGTGGATAAGTATCTTTAGCGTGATTTGTTATGCTTTCGAGTTCATCGAAAATGTGGTCGAAACCTAAAAATGCGTTTCGTGGAAATGCAAAATTACCAGTCATTGTTGCCTCCTATGTAAGCAAGGTTGTTTTTGGACCCGCACCATGCGGCATCCTATACTATATATAATCCTTTTTATTTAAATGTCACGGGGCATTTGAAATAAAGCTTTAACATTATGTTTATCCTTTATTTTACCCCTAGCAAATACAACCCATTTAGGATTATAATCAAAAGACATTGTACGATAGTGTTCATAACAATAATCATCAAAGCTTTTACCGGTTGTATATACATCATCAACTATCAACGGAGGACCTTTAGTAGCATATTTTTTTAATGCATTAGCTAATGGTATTCCTCCTCTCGGAATGCCTTCAACAGAACCAAAAGCTCTAGTATTATATTGCATAATCATACATGCTAAAGCATCCCATCCACTAGAAGATATAGCATCACATTCTATCTTCCATTTTAAAGGTAATCCAGCATGGCTTATAAAATCACCCGATTGAAACAAATCTATTATTTCAAATTTAGGAACAGGAGTAGTTCCGTAGTCTAAGGCATTTTTATTCCAATTTGTCATACTACTGTTAAATTAGGTTTATTAACTATATCTTCTATATTCATGGCTTCGTATTTTTCCATCGGTTGGTGAATCCAAGGATCTTCTGATAAGTAATCTACATAATAATCCGGTGTATATTCAGAACAACTTTTCATCCATAATACAGCAGTTCTAATATCCTCGATAAAAAAACCATGATAATGTTTTAAATATTCTAAACTTTTTTCTATAGTCTTACCAGAATCAGCTAGATCATCAACTAGTATAACCTTATTACCTAGATTAGGAGTTGTCTTAGCAATTGAATTAGAAAAGATTAATTGTCCTTGTCTATCTTTTACTTTATCGCCGCTATAAGATTCAGCTGCCATAATAGCTAATGGGCAATCAAATAATCGAGCAAAGATATCTCCTACTCTTAATCCCCCTTTAGCAATACATACTATTTGATTAAATTCAAAACCATCACTATAGATTTTCTTTGCTAGTTTTTCAATGTCATGTTCATAGCGTTCCCATGATATATGTAAATCATTACTCATATTTTATCCTTCCATCCAAATGAAAAACCTACCCTAGAGCTATTAGGATAAGCTGCGTGGTATACTCCTATAGGAATATAAACAAAATCGCCTTGTTTAAGGCTTGTTGATAATGTAGATTTAGATGTCATAGTGCGTGTTTTATTATTATAATCACATCCATTTTCAAATATTTTCCAAGGTATTTTACCTTGCATAGTTACAAAAAATACATTCATAGGATCCGCATGGGGTGGAGAAGCAAAAGCATTTGGACTAAAACCAGCATAAATTTGACAGTCGATTTTATTTACATCTATCTTTATTGTTTCTGCTAATACTTTTTTTATCCATGGGACAATCATAAAATCTCTATCTTTTACTCCGCACCAAATTTTATGAGGATCTCTTGCGCGCTTATTCCCGGATAAAAATGATTGATCCATAAAAGTAATTAATTGATCCCACGAAGGATAATAGCCATCAAAAGCAGACGATAATCTACTGTGATAACATTTCTTTTGATTTATAGCGGAATTAAAATCTAATATGTTAATCATTTTAAAGCGAGAATAAGCACTACAGCTATTAATAATATATTTGTTATAATCATTTGGGAGCAGAGTATTAAATGATACCACACCCATCTGTGTTTATATAAATTTTCTTTAGATAGCTTTTCATCTACCCACGTGTCTTCTGACACTTCATCCTTTTCAACGGGATGTTTTCTTAAACCTATCGTGGTCAATATATCCATGTTGCCTCATTCACTTATTACCGATATTATATTTTGGACACAATTCCCATTCATTTTTTTCTTTGAATGGTAATATTTTAATGAGTCTAAGTGGAGCACAGTCTAAGGTACCTTTATTACCTATTTCTACTAATCCCCAATCACTCATTAAAGTAGCGATGGTGTTTCTTCTTTGCAAATCTGATAATTCTAGATTTGCCTTTTTACCATCTAACATGAATAATTCTTTGAAGTGTACGATGAAGTATCTACCCTGTTTATGAAGGATATGACATGATTGAAATAGCTTTTTATCTTTGCGTGATGCTACACCAATACGTGTTAGTGTTTCTCTGACTTTAAGGAAATCATCTGGTTCATTTAAAGTCACTTCCAACATATCTGTTGGGTTCCATTGGACGATGTTATTTTCTTCCACCTTTACTCACCTTTTTCTTTATTATAGTTATTTGTTCAGGTGATAGGAGTGGCATAATTTGACGAGCTTTATCATTGCTATAGCCATAGTATTCTTTTACCACTTCAATATCACTTTCCGTTTCAGGTTTATACCATTTCGAAAATCTTTTACGCTTTCGAACGATATTTATAAGAAAATGATATTGTAGTTTATTGTCGATATGATGATAACGATTCATCACATTAGCTAGACTAATCGTATCATAAAAATAAGATAAGGATCTATTAACTAAAAAAGAATTATATTCTTTCTCAGCTATATCATCAATCATCATATCTTTTTTACTTAGATTAATACTATTTAAATAACTAAAAGGATTCATTATATAACTTGATCTATTCCACTATCTTCGCCAGGCCATTTTAAGGTTTCTTGTTCAGCAGATAAAATGGCTTCATTTAATTCTTCATTTGTTAGGTCTAATGTATTTTTCTTATTAACATGTATACTCTCAATATACAATTGTGGAACTGTATCATGCCCACGTTCTTTCATAAATGCAAGAGCCTCAGGGTTATTAGTTATATCTATAGTATAATACTTTTTTTCTAAAGTGTCAAGCTTTTTTTTCATAACATCGCAATAACCACATCTGGGTTGAGTATAAAGCACCAACATCATTGCATCTCCCTTTTTATATCGTTTGGTGGTATAATATATTTACCTGAGTTTTTTCTTAAAAATGTTTTTATAATAAAACCTGTTAGATCATATCTAGGATAGTGATACTTATTTGGTGTTATATGATGTTGAGCATGATTAGCTACTCCTGGTTGTCCCATCATAACCATAATAGGAAAAGCCCATCTTGGACAATCAATAGGCTGACCATCCTTATGTAAAAATGCATTTACAAAAGAAGGCATTATAACGGTTAACAAACCAGGAAAAACATATAAAGGAAATAATAATTTCCAATTGATAGCTATTAATATACTAATATAAATTATGTTAACAGTAAAATAATATTTTTCAAAGAAAGCAAGAGTCTTGTCTTTTCTTCTTACTATAGAATATTTACTGTTGTAATCATAATTATAAAGAAACCATCCCCTAAAAAAAACTTTTAAGATACCAATATGATTTGGAGAATGTGGATCTTTATTAGTATCAGAATGCCTGTGATGGTGAACATGATTATGTGTCCATGCTATAATAGGACCTGCCATGCCTATAGAAGATAAAAAACAAAGAATGTTATGATATATTTTATTAGTTTTGAAACTACCATGAGCAAAATATCTATGTAATCCTATTTCCATTTGAAATAAAAATAACATATATCCAATTAAAAAATACATTAACAAAACATCTAACGGAAATAGAAAGGGGCTAGCAATAACCGCCACAACCATAGGAATTTGAAAAATGAATAATGGTACAAAAACTATCTTAGACATCTAGTTCCTTAAAATGAAATTTAGTTATTCTCCAACCTTCTTCAACATGAAATAATATTTTTTCGTGATTAAGAATAAATTTGTCTTGCATTACACCATGTATTTTTTCTATACCATCATAGTCTAATAAACCCACATCACATAATTTAAAATAATGTTTTCTATTCTTATCGTTATTTACACCTTCTTCATTTTCTATATTACAATAACAAATAAGTTGTTTAGCGCCTTGATCTAAACAATATTGTATAGAAGGTTGACTTAAATACCTTAAAGGAATACTCGAACCACAATATGTTGTACATAATGTTCCTTTACCTCTATTTACGGTTATAAGTTTAAAAAATTTCGGATCAGTTGCTAGTCGTGTATAACCAGCCCATGTATCATTATTTATTTTCCTTACACCATTTATTGATATAATTTTTTCGTTTTTATATATAGCGCAGAAATATGTTATAATATCTGTTTGTAATCTTTCAAATGTCCAATTACTACTAATGTTTACTCTATTGCAAAAGTCTATTAGCATTTGTTTTCGCGCAGGCGAATATTTTTCAACTGTTATCATTTTTTAATTCATTAATACATACATATGTTTTATTAAATACTCCCTTACCTGTCAATAACATTTGTCTTCCTTCTGCAGCTATTTGACAAGTAGGTTTATAATTATATCTATCATGTATTTCAGTAGATATATTATTATCTATATGTAAAGTAACTAATATTAATATCCACCACTCACTCATTTAAAAGTCACATTCGCCATAATATCGGTTAAGCAAGCAACCGTATTTAATTCATGATCAGCCACAAATGCATCTTTATATTGATAATCAGCTAGTATTAATACTAATTGTGGAATACTTTTAGGCTCAACTAACTCGTTCATATTATCATATAACCCTCTAAAGATAGCTATCGTATCTATATCCATATGATTAACTACCCAAGAACGCATTTTCTTAAAGTCTTTAGCTTTTAGATAAACGGCAAGATCATGAAAACTATTACTACTACTAGTAGGTATATTGATGGATAAATTATTACCCCTATATCTTTGTGCTTCATTTAATATACGTCTCCAATCTGGTGCATGTTTCATAATAAGGTCAGCTGCATCTTTTTTATTAAATGATATATTTTCACCAGTAAGTATATCAGCAAAGCGTTTATAAAAATGTCCTGCAAGATCAGCTAGTTCTTTTTTAGTAGTATTAAACTCATACACACCACATCTTGAATGCAGTGGTTCTATAATTCTATTTTTAAAATTACATGTGAGAATAAATCTACAATTATCCGCAAACTCTTCTATAAAACCTCTAAGAGCTGGTTGTGTAGATTGTGGGTTAAGGTAGTCAGCCTCATCGAGAATAACTACCTTAACGCCACCTGACAAAGACACACTAGAAGCAAATTGTTTTATCTTACCTCTTAGTGTGTCGATGTTACCTTCCTCTGATCCATTGATCATAATATAATCCAAGCTAAGTTGCCTGCACAATGCCTTTGCAACAGTAGTCTTACCTGTACCAGGAGACCCTGTGAAAAGCATATTGGGCAACTCTCCATTCTCAACAATCTTTAGAAACGTGTTTTTTAACGGAGGAGGAAGAACCGTTTCTTCAATTGTTTGTGGACGATATTTTTCAACCCAGAGGAAGTGTTCATTTAAACTTTTGTTCATAATATTGCTCATAATCTAATGGAAGATTTACATCTTCACTGTGTATATAATAACTATTATACAACACTTTTGATCTTTTTAAAAGGGAAAAATACTTTTTATTTTCAAAAT